TATTTGTATGGCTGGAACAGGAGTAGGTAAATCTTTGTTTATGTGTCATGTTGCCGCAAGTTGTCTAGTTCAAGGTAAGAATGTATTATATGTTACATTAGAAATGGCTGAGGAGAAGATAGCTGAGAGAATAGATGCTAATCTATTGGATGTATCATTGAATGATTTACAAGACTTACCCAAGTCTATGTATAAGAAGAAAATCAAAAGAGTTCAAGAAAAGACAAAAGGTAAACTGATCATCAAAGAATATCCAACTGCTTCAGCTCATTCAGGTCATGTGAGACATTTATTACAAGAATTAGATTTAAAGAGAAGTTTTAAACCACATATTATATTCATAGATTATTTAAATATCTGTGCTTCATTCAGAATTCGACCTGGTAGTAATATGAATACTTACACTTATGTTAAAGCTATTGCAGAAGAATTCAGAGGATTAGCTGTAGAGTTTAATGTTCCTATTATGTCTGCTACTCAAACAAATAGGGCAGGATTTGTATCTACAGATATAGGATTAGAAGATACCGCAGAATCATTTGGATTACCTGCTACAGCTGATTTTATGTTTGCTTTAATATCTACAGAAGATTTACAAGAATTAGATCAGATCATGATTAAACAATTAAAGAATAGATATAATGATCCAACATATCATAGACGATTTGTTGTTGGAGTTGACAGACCAAAGATGAGACTGTATGATTGTGAACAAACAGCTCAAGATGAATTAGTTGATATAGGACCAGTTTTTGATAAGACTGCATCAGGTGAGAGGATTGCAGCAGAGAAAGTTGACAATTTTAAATATTAATACATATCATGACCACGGCGAATAAAGATAAAGATAAAGATAAAGGGATTATTAAAAAGAAACCCTTAATGGATATTCTCAATAGAAAAGTTGAGTTGAAAAAAGAACTTATTGTACTGAAAAAACTACACGAAGATACGAAGAAACAAAAGGAATTGATAGAAGATATAAAAAGCATAGACGAATTCCTTTCCACTCATCGGATTCAAAAGTAAAAAGAACATAAATACTGATTATGAAGTCATTCAGACAAATAATCAACGAACAAGAACCCAATGATAAGTTAGATAAACTTATTCATAACATTCCACTATCTAAAAATAGAGTTAAACAACTCACTTCAATTTTTCCTGCGTTCGAAGATATAGATTTAGAACAATGGCAGGGGTATCCACCACCAAGTAATTCATCTCAAGTAGTTAGAAATGAAATTAATTATATAATTTCAACACAACAAATTAGAAGTCGGTGGAGAAATGATATACTGATACATGATGAAAAAATAATGGAACTTTTCAAAGAATACTTAAATAAACATTCATTAGAGGTTGATTTAAGTAGAATTAAGAGTTTATTGAAACAGTCTAATCCCATACTATTATCACTTAAACGATATTACAACAGACCTAGACCTGTTGTGTTGGCTAAACAATTAGGAATATCTTTACCAGTTATTCCATTAAAGACGGCTGAAACTCCATCTTATCCATCTGGTCATGCTGCACAGGGTAGACTTTTAGCTAAACTCATAGCTGATGAAGTTCCTTTCCAACATAGGCGAGATATTTTAGCTATAGGAGAAGATATTGGTCAAGGTAGACAAATAGCAGGAGCACATTATCCTTCAGATACAGAATTTGGTCATAGAGTAGGAGATGAATTATATCGTCTAGCAACAACATCAAAAGAACCAGAGTTAAAATTAGAAGAATTTAAAATGGTTATAATTTCTGAGGCAAAAATGAAAAAGGATGATTTATTTAAAAGACAGAACAAATCCATTTTCATAGACAAGAGTGAAAGAGGGAATTTACTGGATAAAGATGGAAATAAACTATCAGCAAAAGATAAGAGTTTATGGAATCAATTAAAACAAGAACTATTAGATGCATCAGATTCTAAAGAACTTCCAAATTGGACGCCAGCAAATGTTAAAAAAGTATTTGGAGTTGCATTAGGTAGTATAGAAAAGACTGCTAATGGAATGGGAAGAGCTTCATCTGGAAACCCAACTGGAGAAGATTGGGAAGCAGGTATATCAATTGGTCTATACTACAACAACAATGCTGGTAAACTACCACTTGATTCACCAGAATGGAAAAGATTTGAAAAGTATTGGGGTGATTGGTCAGAACAAGCAATTAAGACTGCATCAGAATTTCAAAAGAAATTAAAAATAAAAGAACTCACACAAACTGGTTCAATGAAAGTCAAGGGGTTAACTAAGGAGTGGAAGGGAAGGAATACAACTCCCAAAACAGATTTAATGAGTGGTTCTAAGAGAATATCATTGAAGAAGGCGGGTGGTTCACAATTACTATCTGCTGGTAAGGATGAAGCAATATCTACAATAGAAGCTGCAATGAGAAGATACTCTACATCAAAAGAAGGGAAAAAGAAAATTGAATCTTTATTAGATAACATGGAACAGAAGATGATAAAGTTATCTACTAAAGACACCATAAAATCTATACAAGATTTAAAAGATAAGAAGACTTTAACACCGGCAGACAAGAAGAAGATTGCAGAATATGAATTGGGTGACAGTTATGCAAAAGAATTAACTACACAAATGGAAGGGTTGTTTAATAATGAACAGAAAATGAAGGACTATTTTTGTTGGGAAGCTGCAACTGGAGAGAGTAAATTTGGTAAAGATACTTGGCCTACTGCAAATGAACTAGTAACCTTTAAAGAATCTGGTGGTATTGCAGACCATATGCCTATGTATAATCCAGATAAAGCAGGTGGTATACTTGCAAAAGGAAATAGTTTTTATGTATCGTTTAAGAGTTCTTCTGGTTCACCACCATATCTTTCATTAAGAAGTAAAAAAGTAAAACTAACTGCTGGTTATCAACCAACCTTTGCAGATATCATTCAAGAAGAATGTTCAAAAGAAAGAGCTGGTATGAAGGTGTTGTATGAAAGTAGAATAGAACAACTTAATGAATTTCAAATGTTAAACAAACTTTGGAAGCAAACTAAAGGAGTTGCAAAATCTGTTGCTGCTGGAGCAAAGAAAATAATAAGTGCAATCATGAAAAGAATGAGTGCTGCATTTAAGTGGATTAAGAAACAAGGTCGAAGACTGATGGATGCAGTATTAAATTTCTTTGGATTAGATATGTCAATAAAGAACTTAAAAGGTGGTGGGAAATATCCAATAGTATAATGGAATTTTTGGTAGAAGCAGCAGGTAAGAACTTACATTTAGAACATCTTGAAGATGAGATTCTAAATTTTGGTATTGCTGGTGGTCGTAGTTCTATAAACTTTCTTCAAGCGTTAAGAGATATGTTTTCAAGTAGTAATAAGACAGGTCTTAATGTAACTGTTAAATGGGATGGAGCACCTGCTATATTTGCTGGACCACATCCAGAAACGAGTAAGTTCTTTGTAGCTAAGAAATCATTGTTCAACAAGACACCTAAGTTTTATCATACAGATGCTGAGATCAATGCTGACTTGTCTGGTGAGTTGGCAAGTAAGTTCAAAGTAGCGTTAAAACATTTAAGTAAGTTGGGAATGACAAAAATATTACAGGGGGATTTAATGTTTACTACAGGTGATATAAGTAAAGAAGATATTGATGGAGAATCACATTATACTTTTCAACCTAATACAATTTTATATGCTGTTCCTGTTGACAGTAAATTGGGGAAGTCAATAAGTAAAGCAAAGATGGGTATTGTATGGCATACGACATATTCTGGTAGTACGATAGAAGGGTTGAAGGCTTCGTTTGGAGCAAAGATACCAAAAAAATCTTCTGCAGTTTGGCAAGATGATGCCACATATAAAGATGTATCAGGAAAAGCAAATTTCACTGCTAAAGATACAGTTACAGTAACTAAGTTATTATCAGATGCAGGAAAACAGTTTCAAAGAATTAATTCAACTAGTTTTAATAAGTTTTTAAGGTGGCAAGATGATTTGGGTACATCAGCTGTGGGGGCTGGTTTCAAAACTTATTTGAATACATACACTAGGCAAGGAAAACCACTACCACCTTCAGGAAAAGTTGTTGCAGGATATTTTAAACATTTTAACGATTGGTGGAAAAAGAATAAGAAAGGCGATGCGGCCGATAAAAATTTAAGAAGCCATTTAAAAGTAATTCGTAGTTCTACAAGTACATTAAAAAATGTAGTAGATTTTATGAAATATTTAATCCAAGCTAAATTGATGATCGTTAAAAAAATGAATGAAGCTAAAGGATTGGCAAAGACATTTGTTAGAGTACCTGATGGTTTGAAAGTAGTAGCTCCAGAAGGATATGTTGCAATAGATCATACAGGTGGAGCTGTTAAAATTGTAGACAAGATGGAGTTTACTTTTAATAACTTCACAGTAGCAAAGAGTTGGGATAAATGAAAAATTTAAAAGACATAACAGAGACATCTCAAAAAGTTAATGGTGCTACATTTACATTTGGTAGATTTAACCCGCCAACAGTCGGCCATGTCAAATTGGCGGTTAAAATGAAAGCAGTATCTGCTGGAAATGATATATTAATATTTACTTCTCATACAACAGACAGAAAAAAGAATCCTTTAACAAATGTTCAGATACGAAAGTTTATGAATCCTATGTTACCAAGAGGGATAAATGTAGTGACTTCTAAGGCTAGGACAATATTTGATGTAGTTCAAAAGTTATATGATGATGGATATAGAGATATACAAATGGTTGTTGGTTCAGATAGAGTCCAAGAATTTCAAAATTTATTAAAAAAATATAATGGGCGTAAAGGTAGACACGGAAAATATAACTTCGAATCAATTAAAGTTGTCTCTGCAGGAGAAAGGGATCCTGATGCTGAAGGAGTCGCGGGAATGTCAGCTTCTAAGATGAGACAATTAGTTCATGCAGGACAAGAGAAAGAATTTATTAAGGCTCTTCCAAAAGGATATAGATTGGGAAAACAATTATATAAAGCAGTACAAAAGGGGATGGGCATAACAGAAGATTTCCCAGACTTTATGTATGAAATATATAATCCTTCAGTACATCAATGGGGAACGGATGCTGGGAGAGCATATATGCAATCATCTACACCAGGACAACCCATTGTCAACTGGAAGAAATTAAATTATTATAGAGAAGCTGAAGATTTACCTAAGAATGTATTAGTATATAAAGAAAAGATGTACAAAAAATTAAAGAAAGAACGAGATGATTTTGTAAAACGATATGGCGACAGAGCTGATGAAGTAATGCATGCTACAGCAATGACTATGGCAAAGAGGAAATATGGACATTCTTAATTACAAAGAAGAAACACTTATATTAGATGAAGGTGTCAATGATCCTGGTATCTTTAAGGCTATTATATTAGCTGGTGGACCTGGTAGTGGAAAAACTTATGTAGCTGAGAAATTAGGATTAAAGACTCTAGGACTAAGAGTGGTAAATTCAGATCAATTCTTTGAAATGTTATTGAAAAGAAAAGGATTATCTCTCAAGATGCCAGAGAATGAATATGATGCAAGAGAGGTCGCAAGATGGTCGGCTAAGGCTTTAACAGATAAGAGATTGAAAATGACAGTCGCAGCCAGATTGGGAATAATAGTTGATTCAACTTCAGGTGATCAGAAAAAAACTCAAAAAGTAATTAAGTTGTTAAAGAAATCTGGATATGATATTAAAGTAATATTTATTCAAACTTCTTTAGAAACGGCACAAAAAAGGAATCAAGAAAGATCAAGAACATTACCAGAAAGAGTTGTTGAGTTTGCATGGAACGGTGCACAGAAAGTAAAACCTGTGTTGAAACGATTAGTGACAGCGAGAGACTACCATGAAATAGAAAATGAATTTGATGGAAAAATAGATACTAGTGCCGCTGGTAAATTTACTGTATGGGCAAAGACTTTAAATCAAAATGCACTAGATTGGATCGCGGCAGTTAAAAGAGGTAGCGATTCTGTAAAAACAGAGGATATAAATAGTAGTATAATGGATAGTTTTAAATCATATACAGAAGCATTAACAACGCAACAAAGAATGGCTCGTGGTAGAGTAGCTAGAAGAACAGCAAAGAAAAGAGCTCGGTCAGCTAAAATTAAAGCTAAAAGAATGAAGTCTTCTAAAGAGATTCAACAGAAAGCAGCGATGATGGCCAGAAATAAGATAGCGAAAAGATTCACTGGTGGTAAGTCTTTATCACAATTAACGATACCACAAAAAGTAATGATAGGGAAAAAATTAGAGAAAATGAAACCTAGGATAGCAAAACTAACTAAAAAACTTGTAAAAGTAGCAAGAAAGGCAGAGATAGTACGATTACAAAAAAGAAGAGAGAGTAAGTAATGCCAGTTGGATCGTCAAGTATAACAATGAGAGCAATCTTTAATGAGATTAATGCAACATCTCATAATTCTAGTGCTACAATAACAGATTGTAAAATGTCAGAATTTAATGCTGATTCAGTTACATATACTTCTGGTACTGCTGATCATACAGGGGTTAATACTACAAATGATGTCGAAGCAACTCCAGATACGATTGCAGAATGGGCTGGTTATACTCATACTCAAAGTTTTGGAACTCCAACATATTATGTCAGAACAGGAACAGGAACATCAGATTTTTGTGTTGACAATGCTATAACTGTAACAGATTATGAAGCAACTGCAGTTTGTAACACTACCTTTTATTTTAAGCTTAATGGAACTGTTGTAGAATTTTACATGGATCCTGATCATACTAAACAATATTTTCCTCAATTTGGAGGAGTTACTGTTTCTAGAACAGTTTCGGCCAGAGATACAGGTGGAAGTGTTGCAAGTTTTACAGGGAATTTCACTAACGGATTTACTCCTATGAAAATTGCTCAATTAGATGTAGGTAGTGTGAGTGGTCTTCAAGCGAGAATTTCTGCAACAATTATTAGTGGAACGGGTACATACGATACTGCTGTAAGTGGATATACTATATCTAGTGCTTGGCAAACACCAAGTTCTACTTTATATGGAATTTCTCCAGCAGCATGGACTTTACCCCAAGGTTGTTTCTCATCACAAACTCGTGCACCTTATCATAGATTAACAATGGAAGTGAAGGCAACAGGATACAATACAAAAACATTGAATAATTTTGTTTCTTCTCATAGTGCAACAGCAATATCGGATGATTGTGTATAATGCATCAGACTAATGTAATAACAGAAGAATTCGTTAAAGAAACGAGGACTGATGGTGCAGTTACATCATTAACAATTAAATTAAATGCGTATGATGGAGAGAATAATATGACAAGTGTTACAGGTGATGGTAGTACTTATTTGGTACATGATGATTCAACTTGGCAATATTTAGGAGTAGACGATAAAACATATTATGATTGGGATAATTGTACAGCTATAGCTACACAAACTATGACTTACACAGTACCAGGAGCAGATCAAACAAGTTTAACACAAGATTTTGTTGATCATAACGAATCAGAACAATTAGAATATCAAACGAAAAGAAGAGCGTGGGAAAGTTCTTATAGAGATTTAGAAGATTATAATAATGCTTGGGCAGCGATATATACAACTGTCAAAGCATTGTAAAAAATAATAAAAACATAAATACAATTAAAGGAGATCAAACAAATGGGACCATGGACACCGAGAACAACAGAAGCCGCTTGTGGAGTAAACACAGGTGCAGCATCTAATTTTGGTAGTAGTCGTTATGTAAGATTGTTCAACACAGCAGCTGTTGGAACAGAGCATTTAATAACACTTGAAGAATCTGGTGGTACTGATATTGGTACTTTTACACTAGACGGACAACAAGAAGCTATTATCAAGAAAAATCCTTCAGACCAAATATTTGCAGCTAATGCAGCAGTTATGGGTACTGGAGTAACAATCAACTCAAACTAAAATGCCACAATACAAACATATCTTGACTGATTTCAAGGATTTGCGTAAAGTGATCGGAGAAATTACTAAAGCTCAACCTGCAAAGACACGCTATCAACAACAAGCTGAGAAGATGAATTATC